TCAAGACCACCAACAGCCGAGATGTTCTTTGAGGACGTTCTAATGGCTTTAGTATTTTACGGGATGCCTATACTCGCAGAGAACAATAAACCTCGTCTCTTGTACTATCTGAGACGTAGGGGATATAGAGGGTTTAGTATGAATAGGCCGGACAAAATTTGGAACAAGTTGTCCGTTGCGGAAAAAGAGGTTGGTGGTATACCAAACTCTTCAGAAGATATTAAACAAGCTCACGCCGCTGCGATTGAGATGTACATACAAGACCACGTAGGCGTCAAACAAGACGGAACACTTGGAGATTGTTATTTCAACGAGTTGTTAAATGATTGGGCAAAGTTTGATATAAACAAAAGAACAAAGCATGATGCATCAATAAGTTCTGGTTTAGCTATCATGGCTAACAATAGACATTTATACGCGCCAAACGCTAAGGTTGAAAAACAACCATTAAATTTAAACATTTCCAAGTATAGTAATACTGGACATAATTCACAAATAATCAAATAATAAATATGGCAGAGTCTGGCATTAAAAGTTATTTCCCGAGTCAAACCGTAAGCGACGCTGAGAAGCTTAGTTATGAATATGGTTTAAAAGTAGGTAAAGCAATAGAACAAGAGTGGTTTAACAACGATAGAGGTTCTAATAGACACAGAGCTAATCACAGTAATTTTCATGATTTAAGATTGTACGCTAGAGGCGAGCAGTCTATACAAAAATATAAGGATGAGTTATCTATAAACGGTGATTTGTCCTATTTAAATTTAGACTGGAAGCCAGTTCCAATCATACCTAAGTTTGTTGATATTGTTGTAAACGGTATAGCTGAGAGAACATACGATATAAAGGCCTTTTCACAAGACCCATTTGGCGTTGCGCAGAGAACTGAGTATATGGAAAATATACTTAAAGATATGGATGGTAAGGCTTTTGACAATCAGTCGGCTGTCTATGGTATAGATTCTAGAAGTAGCGAGATGGAGCAAAAAGATTTACCAGAAAGTAAAGACGAACTTAACGTTCACATGCAACTAAGTTATAAGCAGTCTATAGAGATAGCGGAAGAGCAAGCCTTAAACACACTTTTAAATGGTAACAATTATGAGCTTATTAAAAAGAGATTTTACCATGATCTTACCGTTTTAGGTATTGGTGCTGTTAAGACAGGTTTTAACACCTCAGAAGGAGTTGTTATTGATTATGTAGATCCAGCTAACCTAGTATACTCTTATACTGACTCCCCTTATTTTGAAGATATATATTACGTTGGTGAAGTAAAAACAATTCCAGTAAACGAATTAGCCAAACAGTTTCCTCATCTATCCGGAGGTGACCTTGAAGATATAATGAAAAATAAATCTAATAATAGATCTAACTATAATTCAACTCACTCCTACGACAAAGAAGACAATAACACCATCCAGGTTTTGTATTTTAATTATAAAACCTATATGAACGAGGTTTACAAGGTTAAAGAAACTGGAACAGGTGCTGATAAAATTATACCTAAAGACGATTTGTTTAATCCACCAGAGAACAAAGAAGGTGGGTACGGTAAAATGTTAAGATCTATAGAGTGTCTTTATGAGGGCGCTATGATACTTGGTACTGATAGATTGCTTAAATGGGAGATGGCTAAAAACATGATGCGCCCTAAAAGTGATTTTACTAAAGTTAAGATGAACTATAACATTGTTGCGCCTAGAATGTACAATGGAAAAATTGATTCATTAGTAAAACGCGTAACAGGCTTTGCTGATATGATTCAACTAACTCACTTAAAATTACAACAAGTATTATCAAGAATGGTTCCAGATGGTGTTTATTTAGACGCTGATGGTTTGGCTGAAATAGATTTAGGTAACGGTACTAACTACAACCCACAAGAAGCTTTAAACATGTACTTCCAAACAGGATCCGTTATTGGTAGGAGTTATACGAGTGATGGTGATATGAACCCGGGTAAGGTACCTATTCAAGAAATCACATCAGGTTCTGGTGGAAACAAAATGCAAGCCCTTATAGGTAATTACAATTACTATCTACAAATGATAAGAGATGTAACTGGACTTAACGAAGCTAGAGATGGAAGTACACCAGATAGAAACGCCTTGGTGGGTGTTCAGAAAATAGCCGCAGCAAACTCCAATACAGCTACTAGGCATATATTACAAGCGGGACTATTCCTAACAGCTGAAGTTGCTGAGTGTTTATCTTTAAGAATATCAGACATTATAGAGTACTCCCCAACTAAAGATGCTTTCATACAAGCTATTGGAGCATCTAATGTAGCGACGCTTGAGGAAATGTCGGAATTACATTTATATGATTTTGGTATATTTATAGAGCTCTTACCTGACGAGGAAGAAAAAGCTATGTTAGAGAACAACATCCAAGTCGCGCTTCAAACGCAAAGCATAGATCTTGAGGATGCCATAGATATTAGAGATGTTAGAAATTTAAAACTAGCAAATCAACTATTAAAGATCAGGAGAAAGAAAAAGCTTGAGCTGGATAGAGAGACTCAGAAACAAAACATGGAACAACAGTCGCAGGCTAATCAACAAGCCTCTGCCGCCGCGGCGCAAGCTGAAGTTCAAAAAAACCAAGCTATAGCCCAGACAACAATGCAACTAGAACAAACAAAATCTCAACTAAAACTACAAGAGCAACAACAAGAGGTTGAACTTAAGAAACAATTAATGAAAATTGAGTTTGAATATAACATGCAGTTGAAAACTATGGAGTCCCAAGGTATGTCTGATAGAGAAGGTAGAAGAGAGGATAGAAAAGATAAAAGAACTAAAATACAAGCCACGCAGCAAAGCGAGCTTATAGATCAAAGAAATAGTGGTGGAACACCTAAAAACTTTGAGTCTTCAGGTAATGATATATTAAGTGGAGACTTTAACTTAAACGCGTTCGACCCTAAGTAGGATTATTATTAATTATTATTATATTATATTATGGAAGAAGAAAATGAAAAAGTAGTCGAAGAGATTACTCAAGATCAAACTGTAGAAACAGTTGATGAAAGCAAGTTTGAATCAGCTGGAGATGACAGCGTTTTAAAAGTAGATTTAAGCGCTCCACCACAAGAGAAAGAAGAAACTGAAGTTGTGGTAGAAGAAAAAGCCGAAGAAGTAGAGGCTGTCACAGAAGTTACTGAAGAAACAAAAGCGCAACCAGAGGTTGAAACACAAGAAGCTTCAATATTAGAAGAAGTTACTGAAGAGGAGTTTGAGGAACAGGTTGAAGAAGCTGTTGCTGAAGCTGAGGCTACTGGAAAACCAATACCAGAGAACATCCAAAAGTTAATGGACTTTATGGAAGACACTGGAGGTGATCTAAATGATTATGTAAAGCTTAATCAAGACTATAACGAACTAGATGACACGGCTTTGTTAAGAGAGTATTACAAGCAAACAAAACCTCATCTAGATAACGAAGAAATTAACTTCCTTATGGAAGACAACTTCTCTTTCGACGAAGATGTTGACGACGATAGAGAAATACGTAGAAAGAAATTAGCGCTTAAAGAGCAAGTTGCCAGCGCTAAAAGCCACTTAGACGGGCAAAAGTCTACATACTATAAAGAGATTAAAGCTGGAAGCAAGCTTACGAGTGAGCAACAAAAGGCGATTAATTTTTTTGATAGATATAACAAGGAGTCAGAAGCAAATAAAAAACAAGCTGAAACTACTAAATCTACTTTTTTAAATAAAACTGAAAATGTTTTTAACGACAAATTCAAAGGTTTTGAATATAACGTCGGGGATAAAAAGTACAGGTTTAATGTAAACAATGCTGATGAGGTTAAAAACACCCAAAGCGACATTAACAATTTTGTCAAAAAGTTTTTGAACGAAAAAAATGAAATGTCAGATGCTAAGGGTTATCATAAATCTCTATACACAGCAATGAACGCGGACGCTGTTGCAAAACACTTTTATGAACAAGGAAAAGCAGATGCTATGAAAAATAGTATGGCTAAAGCCAAAAACGTTGATATGAACCCAAGACAAAGTCACGGGAAAATTGAAACGGGTGGCATGAAGTTTAAAGTGTTAGGTGATAATTCTTCTGATTTTAAGTTTAAAATTAAAAACAAAAATAAATAACAATTTAAAACAAATTTAAAATGGCAATTACAAGTGCAAGTGGACCAGATGCGGCTCCACGTAAACAAACGCTATCCACAAACTACATAGACTTTACGTCTGCTGCTACGGAAGGATGGGCGCAACAATACTTACCAGATCTTATGGAAAAAGAAGCTGAGATCTATGGTAAAAGAACAATCGCAGGATTTTTAGCTCAAGTAGGAGCTGAAGAAGCTTCTGCGTCAGACAGGGTTATTTGGTCTGAACAAGGTAGATTACATTTAGCTTACACGTGTAAGTATAAAGACTCTAACAACGTTTACACTATAGAGAACGATGTTGATGGGAATGATATCGCAGCTGGTGAACACGGTATTAGAGTTGGTGATATGGTAGTTATGTCTAACGCTTCAGCTACAGCTAAAGGTTATGTATCAGCTGTTTCTAATAACGATGTTACAGTTTTAGCTTATGCTGATGATCACATGGTTTCTGCTGACGCTTTGAATTCTACAACTGTAGCTTCAGAGGACACTAGAATTTTAGTTATTGGTTCTGAGTTTGAAAAAGGAACTGATGGTAGATCTGCTGCTAATACTCCAAAATTTAAATCTTTATCTAACAAACATATCATTATGAAAGATTACTACGAAGTATCTGGATCTGATGTGTCTCAAATTGGTTGGGTTGAAGTTGCTGGTGAAGCTGGACAAAACGGCTACATGTGGTATTTAAAAGCTGAAGGTGATACTAGATCTAGATTCACTGATTACTTAGAGATGACTATGTTAGAAGCTGAGACTGCTCATGCTGATGCTGGTGCAATTGGTGGTACTGATGGTGGTGCTCTTCAAGATGGTACGCAAGGTTTATTCCAAGCTATTACATCTAGAGGTCATCAAACTACTGGTGTTACTGGTGTTAATGCTGCTACTGATTTAGCTGAGTTTGACGCTATCTTAGCTGCGTTCGATCAAAACGGTGCTATTGAAGAAAACATGATGTTTGTAAACAGAGCTACTTCGTTAGCAATGGATGACATGTTAGCTTCTATGAATTCTTATGGGGCTGGTGGTACTTCTTACGGAGTATTTGACAACTCAGAAGATATGGCTTTAAACTTAGGTTTCTCTGGTTTCAGAAGAGGTTCTTATGACTTCTACAAGTCTGATTTCAAATACTTAAACGACAAGGGAACAAGAGGTGGTTTAAATGACACTGTTAATGCAATTAGAGGTGTTGTTATCCCAGCTGGTGTATCTTCAGTTTATGATGAGCAATTAGGTGCGAACTTAAAACGTCCTTTCTTACACGTAAGATATAGAACTTCACAAACTGATGACAGAAAGTTGAAAACTTGGGTTACTGGTTCTGTTGGAGCTCAAACTTCTGGTAAGGATACAATGGAGATTCACTACTTAACTGAAAGATGTTTAATTACACAAGGTGCTAACAATTTCATGTTAATGAACTAGGCATTTATATATTAAAGAGACTGGGATTAATTTCCCAGTCCCTTTTATTTTTATTAATTTATATTATATTATATTATGGCAAAGAAAGCTAAAAAAACAGAAGTGGAAGCAACTCCACTGGTTGTAGAACAACCAAAAGTTGAAACACCGGTTATGGAAAAACCATCACCAAAAGAAATAAAATCAACAGGACCAGAAGATGGTTGGGTTATTAAAGATAGGATGTATTACTTAATGGGTAATAAATCACCTTTAACCTACTTGGTTAGAGGTAGCGCGGTACACTATTGGGATGAAAATCTTGGTTATGAAAGAGAGCTAAAATACACTTCAAACCAAAAAACGGTTTTTGTTGATGAAATGAAAGGAGAGCAAAGGTTAGAGCACATTATATTTAAAAACGGTTCTTTGTTTGTTCCAAAAAACAAAACAATATTACAAAAGCTTTTATCCTTATATCACCCTCATAGAAACAAACTGTTCTTAGAGCACAAACCAGCTAAAATAGCAGAAAATCAAATTGACTTTTTAGAAATGGAAATTGA